CAAATACGAATACCAGTATCGCCAGCTGCCATATCAAACCTTTAATGTGATAAAGGGCCGGCTTCGGAAAACCGAGGCCAGCCCCAAGCTACATTGCTTACTATTAACGGCTGTCGGTAGCAGTGACGGTCAGACCGTCAACAACGTCAACAACAGTACCTGTGTTTGAGTTTACCCAAACAGCAGTCATAGCAGGAGTACCGCCTGTGCTGGTATAGCAGAAAATAATATCGCCGACCTTTAAGATCGATGCAATAGTATTAAAGTAACCCTCAGTGTTCACAGTAGCAATAGCATCAGTTGTGCTATAGGTGTGAATTGATGGTGCATTACCAGCTTTGTTAGCTGATGCGGTATTAAAACCGGTTGAAGAATATGCCATGTTAACCCCCTAGATTAAGACTCGCGGCAGGTAATCGAAACGATACCTTCCGCATCAATGGTGATGGCACCGGCTGAGAATACCTCGTTAACCAACCAGCTGGTTTTCTCGGCAATGTAGTTGATCTCAGTACGCATACCAATACCTTCAGCATAGCCAAGAGCATCGCGGTGGAAAGCAAAGCAAACACGATCCAACGAACCATCGATTGCTAAACCACCTTCAGCACGATCACCCAATACGTGGAACTGGAAACCCATATAGGTATTCAGCTCGCCCTGGACTAAAGCCTTAACTGTGTTGAAGTCAGACGATGTAACAGTTGACTCAGATAACAGGTTAGACAAGCCATTTGCGTGGATAATGATGTGGCGGTTGTCTGGTGGTACATTGTTTTTGTCCATCAGACGCTTAGCTTCACGCAACTTGGCAATATTCATATTGCTATCAGTAGCGCCAATGTCGTTAGACACTGTAAGCGATGTGCCAGATCCTGCGAGAGCGTCCAGGATCAATTGATCTTGGCGGCGGCCCATGGCAGATGCAACTACTTTAACCAACTCAGAGCGCTCGTCAAAATTGACTTTAGCCTGGCTGAAAATATCCGAATATTCGGCAGCATTCCAATCCTGCAGAGTACAGGTAACGGAACTAAAGCCAACATTCAGCGGTGTTACGTCAGTCTGAGATACGCGCAAAGTAGCGGCACCCTTACCAACTTTAGGGAATTTTACTGTTGAGCCTTCGACCCCACGGCGTTGACGCACTGCCGGAACTAAAACGGCTGCTGCTTGATAAGCCTGTTTTACTTCAGCGTCAAACAGGGTTACAAAGGCGTTTGATAGAGAAACGGCCATTTTGATACTCCTAGTTTATTGACAAAAAGTTATTTGTCGCGCCGGTATGCCAGTGATTCTGGGCCGATTACTTGTTGGTTACGCCAACCAAACGTCTGATGCCACAGCGGTTAGGGTTCAACAGATATCTATTGAATAAGCCTGATAGCTTTTTACTCTTGTTCTTTTTAAAATGCAAGCGTAAAAAACCCCGCATAAGCGGGGCCTGATTATCCGAAAGCCTGGTGGAATAGGCGCTCTACCTTTTGTCGGTAGGCCGGATCTGATTGATACTTAGGATCTCCAACCATTGCCTGGAGTTCTTCTTTGCTAGGAGTTCCAGCGCTTGGTGCAGATTGAATTGGCACGCGACCTTCATAAGTCTCACGCACTTTCATCAAAGCTCGTAGGCCGGTAGCTGTACCGCCCATAATCTTAAACTCCTCAAATTCATCTGGTGACCAGATACCCTTCTTAACCAAACCCCTGCCCCAATCAACCATATCTTTAATCATAGCCTGGCCATTTGGTCCTAGCTTTTCCATCTCAACTTTAGGATCCACCATATCTGCTGACATAACGGATTCTGCTGTGGATCGCAGCTTAGACGCTAGATCATCAAACTGAGCCTGGCTTAATCCATTTTCTGCAGCCCAACCAACTAAGCTGGCAGCCATTGGATTTTCATCAACTGTTTGAGATCCAAATGCAGTTACATCATATTTGCCATCAGCTGGAGCGTTGTGCTGACCTTTAGATATCTTGCCTCTTAGATCTTTCCAGCTTTTGGCCATACCTTCAAGATCTGGCTCGTTACTGTCTTTTTTCCAGAAATTTTCTGGCCACCAATCTGGCCGCTCAAGCGGATCATCCGGGCTTGCCGATACGTCAGTTGGATTAGATCTATGTTCTATTTCTGTATGCTGCGGATTTGATGTTGTTTCTTCGTGCGCTGAAACATTGTCTAATAGGCCAGTGCTGCCACTGGGTTCGACTTTGGTTTCTGTGTTCATGGGTTCCTTGCTCGATAGATGCGTGCCTCAATTTCCCGAATAATGCTGTTTTGTCCTTCTCGGTAAAAAGCATAATCGGCTGGAGAGCCAGGCACAGCGACAGGCTGCTCCAAAATTGTATCTCTCATGTACTTCATTAACTTAGCACCATCCTCTGTGCCAAAAACTCTAAGGTACAAACGGTCAGTATCTTTGCGATGCTGGTCTACATTGCGTATATCTTTAGCCTGGCCAATGGCCTCTAGTTCATCCCAGCTCATTTAGGATATCCAAGTGGCTTATCATTTTTGTCAGCAAACGGAGATCGGCTTTGCTTTATCCTGGTAGACGCATGATCGACAGCTTTTTGAACTATACCTGGTGGCATTTTGTCCATAAATGTTTTTGAGCTAGGATCATTGTTTAACAAATAATTAAATTCCTGCTTAGTTAAGTTTGGCACTATTAATGGGATCTCTGTTTCTTTCCCATTTAACCCAACACCAATACTTATCTCTGTCATGACGTTACCATCAGGGCGCTTAATCTCACCAAAAAATCCAGTTCCTTTGGGAGTGCCATCAGCTCTATTCCCATAATCCATTACATACCCTCCGGCGCTGGCAATGCCTGTTGTGCTGGCTGTCCTTGCTGCTGTTGTTGCTGCATCATTTGCACTTGAGCCATAGCTGCCATTTGTTGTTGGTTTCTGGCCTCTTCCATCATTACAGCACGCTCAGCTCGATTGTTTCTAACCGACATTGGCACACCCATTTTGTCACCCAGATAGTCAACCAGCGCATCCATCTTCAATGCAATCTGGCCATCTGGTCCTAGATTCTGCATGAGCTGAGCATAATTTAATATGGCACCAATCTCTTCCTGGTTCTGAGCCTGGGCAAGCGGAGCCACCGGTACAACCTTAACTTCAAGCCCATTGACGCGCAGTGGCATATCGATTAAGCCACGCTCGTCCATGACTTCCAAGATCTTTGCTGTTAGCGGGATCATGGTTTCGTTAATCAAGCGGCCAAACGCAGATCCAAGATTCTGAGCCAGCTCTTTCATACGCTCGACAATCTCGGTGGCCGAACGTGCGCTCATGTTCTCAGGCGGCAAAGACTCGTCTAACAGTATTCGCTTAATGTTGGTGCGTAAATCGTTAATCACCAGCTGCGATACATTGAAATCACCAGAACGTGGCAATGCTTGGAGAGCTGGACCCTGTGGCCCACCGTTTCGCGCAACCGGGATAATTGCACCAGGCACCAACTTAACGGTATTGGGATTTAATACACCATCATCAGCTGCTGTATACACACCACTAACGGCCATGCTGGCATTCTTTAGTAAGAGCTCAATTGTTTTGTTTAGCGTCTTAATGTCTGGCAATGCTGTCATCAGTGGGCCGCGACCATAGATCTCGCCGGCCACCTTCATGTATCGGCTAATTACCCATGGGCTCGACTTGCGGCGGCGGTAAACCAGCTCAGCTTTAGATACCTTGTCAATTACGTGATAACAGTAGTCACCTCGGCCATGGTCATAGATTGTGGCCTCCAGCATTTCGATATCATCAGTAGGCTTTTGGTCAATCCTGCGCTGCATCTCGTCAGGTATATTGGCATCTGGCCACTGACGAATAATGCTTTCACCTTTCATGCGGATCTTGCGATACACATTATCTACCTGGCCATTAGCGCCTTCTTCATAGCTGACCAGGAATAGTGGCACAGGTATAAAGTTAATTGGGTTAACCGAATCGCCAGGCTGCACCATCATGCACGCAGTACCAACAGACAGATCCAGCAAAAACTCACCCATAGCAATATCAAAATTTGATTGCTTTAGGACGGTAAACATTTTGTCGCAATAGGCTTCAAAGATATTCCTAGCCATTTGCTGCTTTTCAAGTGGAATATCTGAGCCTGGCTCAAGCGTTGCCCACTTGCGTTGCGGTGGGAATATTACTGATTGCAAACGATTTGCAAATCTCTGTGTACTATTGATTGCAGTAGAATCAAATACACGCTGCATCTTTTTGCTGCCAACAGAACCGCCATCCCACACACCGTACAATTGACGTTGTGGAAGAGCAAATTCATACGCATCTTGATACAACTGCTGAAACTCATCTTTCTTTGTTTGAGCAGCTGCCTGACGTTTAATAATTTGTTCTGGTGTTAAGCGAGTACCACCAGGAGCAGATTTATCGTATTCCATTATTCATACCATTCTAATTGTAAGGATGCTGCGTGAGCTGTTCCATTTACATTTGTAAGCCTAAACAAATAGTTTGTTAATGGCTTTAATACATATTCCAATACTCCTGCTGTTCCACCACTTGATTTTTTACCAGAACCGCCAGGCAATATTTGTCCGTTTATCTGTGTTCCAAGTGATGATATTGTCGGATTGATAATCATCGCAACTTGGCTGCTAGTCGTATAATTGCGATTCCTATTGATAGGAGTAAAAGACGTGCCTCCAGTAGCAGACGTTCCTTCATATATATAAAGCTCCGCATCTCCGAGACATAAAGCATCAATAGTTACGTGTGGCGATACTCCAGATGCTGATGCAAGGACAATATCTATACTTGCTCCAGCTACCAATGGTGCTGAATCTGGTGATATTTTATAAGCAAACCAAGCTCTTCCATCATGGTTTCGTTGATGATTTACATCAACAGAAATCATTGGTGCATCAGCGCCAGCAACAACATAACTGCCAGAATTGTTTTTCTGTGCAACAGTTACAAATCGTGATTTAACATCACCAGATTCTAGATTGGCATAAGTTAACGCCATCAATCATCCTCTTCTTCAATGCCACCCATTGCAACCAGTGCTGCAGTTATCGGACCACCTGGCTCCCAGGTATCGCACGTTCTGCTGGCGGTGCAAGGTATATCCCACTCATCGCAGTATCCACCTGCATCACCAGTATCAACCCATTCTGGATCAACCTCTGGTGGTGTTACCTGCTCATACTTTTTCATGCAGTCATCAATAAATTTTGTTTTCCAATAGTGGCCACAGTTTGAGCACAACATTTCTCTGGCTGCACGCTCACTAACATTCCACTTGGTAGACTTAATTATCCAGTAGATTGTTTCTGGTGCTCGCGGATTTGCTGGTCCTAGATTAGCCTTAGTAATACATATGCGATGATTTTTAATGCTCATCTCTTTGTCCATCAATACTTCAGGACATTTCATATCTGATGATTGGCTAATGGCCTCATCTGCCAGCATGGTTCGTTCTGATCGCGCCATTACATTGACTCTTTTTTCTGCTTGATGCCAGCCTCAGACATAGCAATTGCTATTGCCTGGTCATGAGATTTAACTTTGTCACCGCTTGAACTTTTAAGTTTGCCGGCTTTGTATTCACGCATTACCTTGGCAACCTTTGCTTTCATCTTATCTGACTGTTCCATTATTCCCCCTGCAACATTGGTCTAGTTGATCCACGCCTAGCGGCTCCCAGCCTGGCTGACTTACGTTCTGCTAATTCACGTTGATATGTTGTCTGCAGTTCTTGTCTTTTTTGTGTAAATGGTTCTTCATTAAACGGATCTATCTTTGGTGCCGTTGGAGCTGTTGGTGCTGATGGTGCTTTCTCTGTAAATGTTGGTACTGGATTATCTTTGTACAAATCATAAAATCTATCCTTAGTACCTTTTGGTGCAACCTCATAAGAATACCCAGATGGTAAATTTTTGGTACTTATTTTTTGCCCATCAATATTCCATATTTGTTCAGCTGTGCCTTTTTGAAGATCTGCTTTCAAAGTAAATGGAGCATCAACTTTTGTCTTTCCTTGAAAATTAGTTAATGACTCATTAAATTGTTTTAGCTTTCCTTCATATGCAGACTTAGCACTTTCGTATGCTGGATTATCAACTTCTTGATATTGCTTCATTGCTTGTTCAAATGGTGCCAATTGTTCTGCTGCACTTTTTTGATATCCAGCATAAGCAGTCTCATACTCACCAGTTAACCCTGTTGATTGACTTTGATATTGCTTAGCAAGCCTTTGGATATCAGACGTTTTGCGTCTGGCAAACATTGTCTGCTGATATTTTGAGGTAGTAGATGCCATAGTTAGACCATCATCCCTGTGCCGAGTTGACCAGCGGTAATACCGAGTTCTGGATTCATACGTTCTTGTGAAAGCAATGATCTACGGCCACCGCGAGTTCTAGCCTTTAATGCAGATGCTTCTTGCATTGCAGACTTGCGGCGCTCTTCATCTGCCGCAGCTTGCACTTCTCTAGCTTTGCTTTCCATAGAAAGTTTGTTTTCAGCATACTGAGATTGTGATGCTGCAAACTGTTCTTTAGCCAGGTTAGCTTGTTGTTGCAATGATGCCGATTGTTTTGAAAACTCAGCAGTTTGTTTTGCAACTTCACCACGCATAGCAGCTGCTTGTAATTCTTGAGCGGCCAGCGCTTTCTTTTGCTGTCTTTCAGCTTCAGATCTTGCAGATCTAGCTTCACTTGCCGTATAAAGACCTGTTCCAACTACGGCTGCGGCAATCCATCCTGCCATAATAATTCCCCTTTTATCAATTGGCGATTGTCACCAAGCCCAATATCTGGAACAACATACAATCTATTTTCCAGCTCTTCAATATTCCGACAGTTGTCTGGATTCTCGTAGATATCAGTCCAAACAACCTCATCCTCAAACACTCTGCCAGCTCTTTGGAATCCAGCTGGTGCGTCAAATTCGCAAGGACCTGTCAATATTTTGACATCAGTATCTGTGTTAACAGCAATAGTTCCACGATCAAGCCTTACCTTGTATGCCGTTCTATGCTCGGCTCCTGTTAGTACAGTCCATGGCGGTATAACAATGGTGCGCTCATAGATACCAGGCAAAAACTTATGCAACGTGACAATGTCTGCTTGTTCCATTTGCAGCAAACAATCCTGCACCTGGACAACCATTGCATTCATTTCAATCTTTGAAACTTCTTTATTAGTCTCAAAAATGGCTAACGGATTGTCCATGCGTGGATTCTATTGGGTTTTGTGGGAATTGCAATGGTGCGATATCTCATGAAAATACATCAAAATCCATCTTGGCCACCACTTGCTGC